CTAGAGAATTACACACAAAGCGTAGATATCCCATCATATTTTTATACTCCTCTAATATATGGACTCGCTAGCATGCTAGCAGCACAATACGCTCCTGAAAAAGAAGAAGGCTTAAAAATTAGATATCAGGAAACTTTAAATCCAGCAGTGATTAATAATACAACGGAAGTACCGCTTAAACTGGAGGTGTATAGTGACTAGCTTAAAAGTTATCCCTGTAAATACGCAAATGGGAGATTACGTTAGAAAGGACGTCATTGAACCTATTGGAACTTGTGATTATTCAGGGTTTCCTTTTAGCAGGTCTGATTTAGTTAAACAATATGAATGGCGAGGGAATCAGTTAGTCTGGACAGGAGCAATAGTCGGGCGTCCTTTTGTTGATGAGCCAAACGAGCAGAATAGACCACCGCAAATAAAAGGTGATCCGAAAGCCGTACAAAATCCTCGCCCATTTGGGATAGAGACGCCGCAAGGCCCTGAGGCAACTGGTAATAGCTCGCCTGTTATTTTAGAAGATATCAACTTTACAAGTGATGATATACCTCCTGTTTTACCTGATTTTGCCGGTCAGAGTGTTAGCAATATAGACGCACGAGAGCGTTTGGAATCGTTGCACCAAATTAAGTTCTAAAGTAATGGCTAATAATTTTAATCCGGGTTTTGATAGAGAAAAAGCAGCTTTTATAGCGCTAGCTAATAGAGGTGAAGGACTCACTCCAATTAACTATTTATATGCAAAAGAGGCTAGTTTTGAAAGTATTTTGTCTCCTGTTATTACCGGCGGGACTGCTGAGCTTTATACAATATATGCAACCGGCATTAACTCTGCCAGCATCACTAATACTGAAGATATTATTACTAATAGGCTAAAATGGAGTAATCCCTCTAATGATTATTATGTCGGCTTTACTGCCGGTAATCTAACCGGGAACACCATCTGGAGATTACCGCTGCAGGATGGAACTGACGGGCAAGTACTAGCAACAAATGGCAATGGTATTCTATCGTTTATCGATGCCAGCGGAGGATCAGCACCAAAGGATGCTACATATATCTTGCAGCAACCAAGTATCGATCTTCCAAACGCTCAAGCCTTAAATCAGCTAAATAATGGTTTAATGAAGAACAATGACGGTGTTATACAAATTGCTATCCCTGGAGAAGATTATTTAAGTACCGCCTTGCCTTCAGGTCAATTATTTATAGGTAATAGTTCAAATATTGCCACAGCGCAGCAAACCATTACCATTGATAACCTACCAAATTTAGGAACTACAAGCATTAACGTGCCTAATCCTCTTGATCCGATTAACCCTATTACAATTTCAGGAGGTAAAATCTGGCACGGCACTGATAGCAACAGACCGGAAGAATCTGATGCCTTGTTAGTGGTAGAAGGAGATATTGCGTTAATTAATTTTAGGTTTTTTAGCGCTAATTTTATTCTCGGGAAAGGTAACAGCGTACTACAAACATTAATGCCCGGCTCACAATTTCTCTCAAATCTACCGGCAGGCTCTTGGATGCAAACAAGCGGGGCAGGGACTGGAGCAGTAGTAAGTGCGACTATACCACAAGGAGAAATATTAATGGGCGGTTTAAATAACGTGCCGGAAGCACGTCAAACTATAGATATTGCAAACCTACCATCCTTAACTGATGGGAGGGTCTGGCAAGGGGACGCAGCAAATAGACCGGTAGAAGTCCAATTAAACCTTGCTCCAACCGATGCTACTTACATAATAAAAACTCCGAATGTCAATTTACCTGAAGCACAGGTTTTAGAGGAACTAGGAATAGGAATGGCCAAGATTGTTGCCGGCGGAGCTTTTGCAATTGCAATTGCCGGCGAGGATTATGCAACTATTCAGCAGTTAGAAGAAATAGAGCAGCAATGCCAGCAGTATGCAGAGCAAGCGGCGACATCAGCAGAGGAGGCGGCGTTATCAGCAGAAGAAGCAGCAGCGTCAGCAGCAGAGGCATCAGGGTCAGCAGTAGAAGCTACGGCAGCGGCGGCAGAAGCTACGGCAGCAGCAGCAGAGGCTACGGCAGCAGCAGTAGAAGCATCGGCGGCGGCAGTAGAAGCATCAGGGTCAGCGGTAGAAGCTACGGCAGCAGCAGCGGCAGCTACTGTTTCTGCTTTAGCTGCGGGAATTTCAGCAGGTAGTGCATCAAGTTCGGCTTCTGATGCTCAGCAGTCGGCAAATAGTGCAGCAAATTCTTCCTCAAATGCCGCTGCTTCTGCTTCTAACGCTAACATTTCCGCTGATAACGCAGCAAACAGCGCAAACGAAGCTCAAGCCTATTTAAACACCCTTTTAAATACCGGATTAACTCTGCAGGGAGACGTAAGCGGTGGTGGCTTATTAAGTATGCCGATTGTTACTACGTTTAAACCTAATCCGGTATTTACCGGTAACAGCTCAATGACTATGCCGGCAGGTAACAGCATGCAAAGACCGAATGCGCTAATTCCTGGAATGATCAGGTTTAACACTTCACTTTGATTTTATGGTAAAATTTATTAAGAAAAATAAAAGAGAAAACATGAGCAATAACTTAAATGACCATAACCTAAAAGCGCCATTACCGACACCTACCGGAAAACCTGAATTTACCGATGGAATAAACTGGTTTACTTTAGCAACTGAAGATTGGGTGTTAAATAACATTGCTACGATACCTGCCTGTTTAGTAGGAACTATTAGTAATTTAACAGCTATTTATGCAAATGGTACTAATGGGACGGGAGCTACTTTAACTAATTCAGGAACGCAAACCGCACTTGTTATTGATGGAGTTACTTTAGTTGAAGGTAATAGAGTCCTAGTTAAAGATCAGACAGCTGCTTTGCAAAACGGAATATATATAGTAACTAATATCGGTTCTACTACAACTAACTGGGTATTAACAAGAGCTGCCGACTTTGATTCTCCGTCTCAAATGGTTAGAGGTGATGTAATTAACATAATTAGCGGAACAGTAAATGCCGTAACTGCTTGGATGCTTACCGGAGCCGTTGCAACTGTCGGTACGGATAACATTGTTTTTGCCGAATTATCGGAAAACAATATTGTAAGCATTGAGGGCAGCGCTAATCAAATAATAGTTACTGTAAATAATAACATAGCCACAATTAGCATTGCACCTAATCCTATTATACCAGGTAATGCAGGTATTACAATGCCTGGCGGCTCTACATCCGAGCGTCCTAACAATCCATTGCCCGGTACTTTAAGATTTAATACAGAAATTTAAAATGAGCAAAAATAAAAGAATATTAACAAAACAAAAACCACAAGCTCAGCAAATTGTTAAGCTCGAGTATTATGATGGAGTAACGTGGCAGACTCTTAGCGATGAAAGTTACGTAGAAGATAAATCATTGCAAATATGTTGGGATTTATTAAACGATGATACGGAGGTAATATGGCAACCACTGTAATTGTCGGAGGTATAAAACCGAATTTAAAAATCTTAGGAGATACACAAAGATTTTTATTTGAATATCCTAATGGAATTTTGAGATTAGAAAATATATTACCGATAGAATCTAATGTCATTAATTTAGACCTCGATCTACTCAATATTCAGGAGAAGGGATATAGAGTGGGTTTTTTTTCTGACTCTAGTAATATTAATGGGACGTTTCATTTAAGTTCTCTAGAATATGAACAAAATCAGCAAAATTCCGGTATAATTGGAAGTTTTTTAATGACTTTTAATGAAAACAGTTCGGATCAATTTTTATTCTATAAAAATATAAATGTTAATAATAACAGAATCTCTAATGTCGCGACTCCTGACGCAGACACAGACGCCGCTAACAAGATATTCGTAGTAGAGTACGTAAACTCTGTTGTACCGGTCAATACTGTTTCTTTATTAGGTGATATTACGGGGTCAGGAGTAACAGGAACACCTATCAATACTTCTTTAAGCAATGTGATTAATAAAACTACAAATCAGATTTTTAATTATACCGCTACCGGAAGTACTGCTGCAAGCTTTGATTTTGATTTAACTATTCCTAATAGTACTAACAAAACATTAAGATTCCGAATGAATAGGGATAATACTATTGATGGAGCAGGTTATGAATTTCAGTTTTATGCACCGACAAATGGAATAGATACTTTTACTTTTGGTTATAATTCAGGTAGTCAGTTCGGGGCTATCTATTCTATGGCTAATGATGCACAGGTTATTAATTATAACTATGCACTCAATATCAACGACTCAGGCAATTATAAACCTTACAGCGGGAGTTACGGTTACCTTAATTCAAGCGGCAACACGGGAACAGCATCAGGGCAGTATTCATACTCAATTAACTGCAACAATAGAGTCAAGGCTTCCGAGTTTAATGCCGTTTCTTCCATTAAAACCAAAAATATTGAATCTTCAGGCAAAGATATAGAAGAGGAAGCATTAAAGATATTTAGTAAAATACCTTTCTTTAAATACAGTTATAAAGATAAAATTAAAAATGGTGAGGGGGTAACTTTTGGGGTTATTGCCGAACCTTTAAAAGAGATTTTACCTGATTATGTCGTAGAGGACAAAAGTTTTGTCCCTAACATATTACAGTCTTGCCTAATTAAACCGATAACGGAATGTAGCTATGAATTGGTATTTAAAGAAAAATTAACCAACATTGAAGGGAGTAAACTACAGTTAATTTTACTTAATAAATCAGTTGAAGTAGAGATTTTAAAAACTACCCCAAAGCGGTTAATTATTTCCTGCTCTGAAAAACTACCGGGCAACGGGTTTGCTTACGGCACTTTTGAAACCTGCCCGTCAGTTACCAAAAATAAACTTTTTGAATTATCAATGGTAGTATTAAAAAACACCTTAAAACGTGTAGATATTCTTGAAAGAAAATTAAAAAAACTTAAAAGGTAAATATGACAATAGTAAATTTTGGATATGAAAAAAAGATTATAACTCCTGATGAATTATTGTCTTTAAAAGAAGAGCCTTTTGTTATTTTAGATACAACGATTTTAAACTGTATCATTCCTCATAGAATCGGCATAAGAAAATTAAAAAATCTTGTGCCTTACAAGTGTCAAGGGGCAATCTTAAAAGTAATGCTTGGTGAACTTGTTTTTGGTGAAGTAAATACCATTGATTTTTTAGACATTTTAGAAGATCAATTTATCTTAATCAACGTCAATAACTGCAATCCTAAACCATATAAATCCGTATTAGGTTACCCTTTAACTTTAGTAAATGATGGAGAAGAGTTGTTAAACGGCGATGCTGTTTTGGAAATACATGTTTTTTATTCTGATATAGGACAAGAAAATTAACGATACCGGAAACATAAATTTATTATAACTTTACTAGGAGAAACAAAAATGAGCGTTCAAAATTTGCCAAATTTAAAAATCGTAACTCAAACCCAAGTTGATTTATTATATTTTAATAGTGTAGTAGCACAAGTGTTTAGCCAACCTTCTATTTATGCTTCTATACCATCAGATGTACAATGTGTTAATCAGAATGGTAGTTATTTATTTGGTTATTATAGCCCTGCTAATCCAGAAACGCAAAAAGCATGGTATCTAGCTTTACAGTCTTCAACAACACAAACTATTCAAGATAGTAATAATTTAATTGCACAAGTACCAGAAGGAGCGCCAAAAGGCTCTGATCTAATAACTATTCTTAACACTCTTATTACTGATTGTCATTCAATTCAAGCTTTAATACCTCCCTTAGAAACATTGTAAATATTATCTATAGAGACTTTGATGAAAATAGATAAAGTTCTTTCTTTTGATGGCGGCGGCATGAAAGGTTTATTTTCTGCTTATTTCATGAAATACTTTTGCCGTGATGCAGGCATACCAAGTAATCAGATATATAAATATTTTAATATTATAGCTGGGACTTCTATCGGAGGTATTCAGGCCTTAGCATATGCAAGCGGTTATAGTCCCGATGATATGATCGAGCTATTTTTAGCTCAACAGAATCCTTTAAACAACGGAAGTAACAACCCAAGTAGTATTTTTTATCCTCCTGTCTCAACATTGCAGAAAATAAATACCATTCTATATGGCGATCAAACATGGTATCAAAATACAAACTTAAAAGCCCTGCTAAATGCTAAATTTGGGCAAAGCAAAATGTTTCAGCTAAAAACTAATGTACTAATTCCTAGCGTTGAAATCTATACAACGCAAGTACCAGATGTCGGCACTGATGTTAAAGCTTATCGTCCGGTGTTATATTCAAATATAAAATTCAGAGGGCTCGAAGGTCAGAATTATCTAGTTCAAGACGTAGCTTTATCAACAAGCGCCGCTCCTATTTATTTTCCAGCAGTTGATTCTAAAATTGACGGAGGAGTATTCCAGAACAACCCCGCAGCATTATCATGGGCTTATAACAATGCTATTAATCCTTCTGCTAATCGTACTTGTATTCTATCGGTTGGTACGGGGCTTGGGACAATAGGATTATTTGATCCAGTACCAGTGCCGCCTCCTGAATCTATAAAAAAATATCTTAATGAGTTTAGAAATTTTTTATTGTTACATAAAAATTATACAACAGAAAAAACAGAAGAAATCGTTAATTCAATCCTTCCTGATTTTGAAAATGTTTATTTGTTACTTGATTTAATATCATTAGGAATAAGTGGACCGCAAGAGGCGATTAATAAAATCTTGGAATTATTATCTTTGTATGGCACTAAAATAAATAATCAGGATTTATTTTATTATCGTTTTAATACCATTTACGACTTAAACGAAGACACAGAACTTGATACTACTAATGCTGATTTTTTAAACTACATACAAACAGCAGCAGAGCAGCAATATCAACAGGACGCTATAAAGATACAGCAATTTATTCAAAAATGTAATTTTCAAAAATAATTACATTTATACGATTTTTAAGAGCTATAGATACTTATATGTTATAATAAAAAAGAAAAAGGAAACATATGGCAGACTTATCAAACATTACCGCTTTAAGCGGTCTTACTATTACCAGTGATCAAACCACTGGGACTAATAATCCTAACGCTACCTTTGCTTTTCCTAGTGTTACCACTAGCCAAAGGGATTTATTGCGAAATGTTACTTCTTACGTAGTAAATAATGTTACATATAAGGTAAAACCTGGCACTGTGATTTTTAATATTACGACTGGTTTTTTACAGATTTTTGATTTTGTAAATAATGCTGGAGTATGGCAAAATATCCTTTCAGTTAATACAACTGCTACTGGAGCAGGTCTTACTAATGGAACACCTTTTGTATATCCAACTGGTGCAGCAGGCAACATAGAGAATGTTGTTGCCAATCAGGTAAATGGATTTACTTATTACGATACTACAAGCAACACGTTAAAAACTAGAATTAATGGGGCATGGAGAACTGTTACCACTGCCTAAAGTTAGCAAATGAACTATACTACTCTTTTTAATCAGATTATAGCTTATGCCAATAGAGGAGGTAGCATTGAATTTGCTGCCTCTATTCCCTATTTTATTGAGATGGGACAGCAGAAAATCTGGAAGGAACTAAATACTCTTGGTTTTCAAAAGGCATTTGACGGTCAGTTTCAGGCAAATAATGCTAATATCTCAAAACCTCCCGATTGGCAGGAAACTATTTCCTTAAGCTATGGAACGCCTGAATCCCTATTTACTAATAATGTAATTTTATTTCCAAGAAGCTATGAGTTCTGCATAAATTATTGGCCAAATATCGATACTGCTACTATTGATAATCCACCGCTATTTTATGCCGATAAAATACAACCGAATACTAAGCCTTATGATAGAATTTTTATAAGCCCAACTCCTGCCCAAAATAATGTTTATCGGTTAATATATAATGGGCGACCCGACTTGATTACAAATGATAATCAAACAAACATACTAACAGACTATTATCCCGATCTTCTATTTTATGCCGCCTTTTTAGAGGCTCTTATTTATTTAAAGGATGATCAGAGAATGCCTGTCTATACAAAATTATATCAGGAAAGCTTAACGTCTGCTAATAATTTGACCAAAGATCGTTACATCGATCGCAGTGTAAAAAGAGATATAGGGTAATTTATGGCTACGCAAAAACAGATGTTTCCTATTACCTATAAGCCTGGAATACTCCGTGATGGGTCGCCTTTTCAAGGAAGTTACTGCACCAAAGGACAATGGGTCAGGTTTTTTAGAGGCCAACCCCAAAACATCGGTGGAATGAAAAATTATGTACTATATATACAGACTATACCTGAACTTCTACCGCCTAGCTCTACTCCGACCGCAGCTCTTATATACTATGATAGTGATGGAAATAAACACATTTTTGTCGGAGTTTCTCTTGTTACTCAGTCACATAAATATAGCCTAATAGATGCTACTTATAACACCGCTGGTTCTAACACCTTAACTTATTTTACAAAATTTCCTAATCCTACGAATACCTTGACACAATTTGTTGTAGTAACAAGCATCATTAATGCTATTCCAACAAAGGTAATATTGTGCTTAGGAATGAAAAACTACACAGATATTAACAGTAGCGAAGCAATTAGCGCTATTTTCGTGAAAAGGGAAATTGCAGTAGAGAATACAGCTTTTTATAAAACAACTTTTCCTGATTTTGTTTATCAGGAAGCAACAGGTGGAATGCTCTACGCGGGAAGTAGATTATTTTATTACGGCAATAACGGACTTGTTAGATGGTCTTCAATTGCTGCAGAAAAATTCGGTAAGAAAACAAAGTTAAAACTTCCCTTCCTGTTTTTTGAAGATAAATATTCCATCAATATTAGCACCGATAAAGTAATCTACGGCGCAGAATGGCGGGGAGGAGCAAACTCGCCGACTATAATCTTCTGGACCTTAAGCTCCGTTGTTCTTATTAGCAATACTACGGGTAGCAATAATCAGGTTGTTGATGATCCTGATGACCTTTCTTTTAGCAAAAAGGTGTTATCAAGAGATAGCTCCATTTTATCTTCAAATAGCGTAGTTGAATATGACGGAATATTCTACTGGCCCGGAACACAAAGATTTTTTGTATTCAACGGCGTAGTTCTTCCGCTTGAAAATAATCTTAATCGTCAGACTTTTTTTGACTCGCTCGATATGAGTAAACGTCAGAGGGTCTTTGGCGTAAAAAACGTAAGCAGAGATGAAATATGGTGGTTCTATCCTGAAAAAGGGAAAGATGCTAATGTTGGATGCACCAGAGCCGTTATTTACAATGTTGTAGATAATACCTGGTATGATACCGGCATAGAACGGGCGGCCGGTTATTTTGATAATACCGGCGGTAATATGTACACTGTTGGCAAAAATTTGAGTCCTTACGAAGGTGATAATAACAGTTACGTCTGGGAACATGAAGTCGGAAACGATCAGGTCAATCTTTATAAGGCACCAGACCAGCAAACTAAAGCTATTCCTTCCTTCTTTACGACTCCTATAATTTCTTATGCTACCTTTAATCCACAAAAACAGGTAGCAGGAATTGATTACAACATAGCTATAGAAAGGATAGAGCCTAATATTGTTGGCACAAAAAAGATAAAGATGACTGTTAGTATCAATACGTATGAATATCCTGCAAGTGCTCCTGTAACAGCTACTTATAACCTTACTATTGATGGAGAACTAGAAAGTACTATTAGACCTGCTATTAATGAACGCAAACAGGGGAGAAACATTAATTTTACTTTTAAATCAGAAGGTATCGGTTCTGGTTACCAGATGGGAACTACCTTTGTTTTAGCTGAAATAGATGACGGGCGGCCATGATTAGCGTTTATCCTAAATATATTAGTGTTAAATACTGGGCAGCTACTGTTTGCGATGATTATTCAGATTTTCCTCTTCCTGTGCTTCATGATGAAACGAAATGGGCAGCATGGGCAGAAACCTTAATCGGAATCGAGCCTTTTGCAAATAGAGGAGTACCGAGTCCCTATAAGGGAGGTAGGAAAAATGAACTTGCCTTTAAAAACTGGGAAGACTGGGCAAAAAAAGCCTATTTGGTGATGCTCTCGCAGGATAATAATAATTTGTAAAAATCACGATTTTCCAAGGCTACAAATGTTCTGTGGTATAATAAAAAAGAAAATATTATCAAAATGTTAGTTCTCATTTTAGCAGTCATTATTGGTATTGGTTCAGTATATTTACTTGGGGATAAAAACCCTGTCGAAGAAATCGCAGAAAAAGTCATAGAGGAAGAAATAGGGATAGACGTTGATTTAACTCCAAATAGTAAAAAGTATTCAAAATGAGTACATCAATAATTATTGCTCTAGACCTTGGTAGTATTACCGGCTGGGCTACCTGCGATTTATCGGGTAACATAACTTCTGGGACTACTAGCTTTAAAACCGGTAGGTTTGAAGGCGGCGGCATGCCTTTTTTACGTTTTAAACGATGGCTTACCGATTTTAAAAATACTTTGGGGGTTATTGATGCGATTTATTTTGAAGAAGTAAGAGCTCACAAGGGAGTAGATGCCGCCCATAAATACGGGGGATTTGTTGCTCACCTGACCAGCTGGTGCGAACATCACGGAATACCTTACTCTGGCATACCTGTCGGAACGATAAAGAAGCATATTACCGGCAAAGGAAATGCTCCTAAGGAGTCCGTAATAACTGCCGTTAAAAACAAGGGATTTTCTCCCATTGACGATAATGAGGCCGATAGCCTTGCTCTACTTGATTTTGTATTAACAAACCATAATAAAGGTATTTAAAATGTTTAAGAAACTTAATTTATTAATCGCTACTGCTAGCCTTTTATTCTCAAAAGTAGCTATGGCAGATAGTAAATATTATATAAAGGGGGGAATGGGAATAAACCATATCCATACAGTTAAATTTAGTAATCATGATTTTGAGGGTAAAATAAGGCTAGCAAATAGTTTTCCTTTAATTGAGGGAGGAATAGGTTATAAATTAACTGATTCTATTAGAGCTGAAATCCTTTTTGACTATTATTTTTTATTTCATACCGCTGAAACTTCATACAATCCTAACAAGGATATTTTTAAAATATTAGTAACAACCAAAGCTGATAGTTTAATGCTTAATGTATATAAAGACGTATTAAAGCTTGGTAAAATAACTCCTTTTATTGGTGGAGGAGTTGGAATTGCTACATTAAAAGAAGTCGGTAAAGGTTTTGCTATTTCAGCAGAAGATAAGATGCATTTTCCTTTGGAAAGTACTCAAAAAAAGACGTTTTATAAATTTGCTTATAAACTAACCGCAGGTCTGGATATGAAAATTAGCGAGACAGCTACGGCGGAAATAAGTTATAATTACTTTAATCTAGGAAATAATAAATCCAGAAATATCGGTGGCCTTAAAAATATCGGCAATCGTAATTACGGAGTTCATAATATTACCGCAGGTTTAAGATTTGCAATATGAAGTTAAAAGAATTACCAAAAGCTCCTATTCAAATACAACGGGATAATTTATTAATTGAGGTAGAACAGTTAAAAACCGCTTTACTTCAAAAAGATAATATCATTGCTACAAAAAGCAATACTGTTACAGAATTACAAAACCGCTTAAAAGTTCAGAGCGATTTAGCAACTGCAACCAGTACGCAGCTAGCTAATACACAACAAACTTTAAATTCAAAAATTCTAGAGTGTAATACTCTAAATGAAAGAATTGCTACCAAGGATTTGATTATATCTGAAAAACAAAACACTATTACCCAGCTACAAAATCAAATAACCGTAGAGCATTTAAGCATCCAAGAAAAAGAAGCTCTTATTGTAACAATAACCCGTGAAAAAGCTTTACTTGTAGAAGAGCATCACAAATCTATAGAAGCATTAAGAGAACAATTGGAAGATAATAAATTACTTATCTTACAAAAAGAAAGTAGCTTGAGAGAACTAGAAAATCTTAATCGTGATCAAGCTTTATCAATGAACAGGCTTGAAGAAAGGGTGAATATTTTAAATCCCTCTTACAATCAACTTGAAACCGATCTCTTAGAGAGGGATAGCATCATAAAAACTCTTGAAGAAGATAACCATAAAAAAGAGTTGGTTATTAAAGAAATGAACAATAACCTACTAAAGAAAGACCTAATTGTTCAGGAGTTAGAAAATAAATTAGTAATTTCCGAAATAAAAACTGCTCCCGCGATAAACTATGAACTAGTCTTATTAAAAGAACAGTTAACTGATAAAAACCTAATTATTGAATTGTTAAAAAGTCAAAAAGCTCCTGTGTTTGAAATTTCCGATAGTAAAATACTGGAATCATTGGATTTTGATAATATCGACTATAAACTAATTACGAATGCGCCTTCAACAATAAATCATGATATTTTAAAAATTGAAAATATCCCACTTGCCCAGTCTGTATTATTAAGTGGTGATGTATCTCTCATAGAGGAAGAAGACTCAAATTAATATTGCCTATTTTTTAGGCAATTCTTGAAAGCTTAGAAAAATAACCTTTGTTAGCTTAATTCACAAAGTTATCAAGAGTTTTGTGGATAATTAATCTAAGATTTTGACGTTACTTGCAAATGTCTTTTGACCTTTGATATTTAGTTCGTATTCGACTTTCTGATTTTTTTTAAGCTCTTCTATACCTAACTTTTTAAGCTCATTCTGATGAACAAATACGTCTTTTGAATCATCATCAGGTTTAATAAAACCATATTTATTACCAAGAGAATAAAATTTAATAATACCTCTTTTCATAAATATAATTTCATTAGTTAAATATCCAACCCAAAATATCAGATTTAACGTGTACTTAAAAGCATTTCTGGTTATTCCGGTAGGTTATTCATCTCCTGCAAATTTTTATTTAAAGCTACCGCAGAATATCCGGTAATTGCTTTAATACGATGATTTAAAGCGGTAGTAGTTGCAAGGTTATTAGGGTTTTCTGCTAATTTTAAGGCTAAATCCAAAAACTTTTTATCGGTTAATAACTTGGTTGCACCATATCCCCCGCCAAGAAGCTTGGCTGTGGTAATAGGATCATAAAATAATCCAAAAATTGCCGCGCTAATCCCACCGGTAGTAGCCGTCCCTGATGGATTAGGAATATTTTTACTTTTTATAGCCATAGCTTTAGCTACAGTGCCTAATTTTTGTATTTTTTTAAAAGTCTCAGGAGTAAGTTGTTTTCTAATAGATTCAGAGTTCTTAGGATTGTTTATTGCTTTAGCAAGAGCGTTATAAGATAGACTATCAGTAGCATAATTCGTAGCTTTATGGCCGAGTATATTTTCCAGTTTTTCTCTTCTAGCTACATCCCCGTATAATTTATCGGCTTCCTTAAAAGCATCATACCACTCTGGGTTACTCTTACCGTACTCCTGGATATCCCGTGAAATCGCTTTTTGTATTTTCTTGAGCTGATTTTTAACCCCTGCGTCTGTATCCCATTTTATAATCGAATTCAGACTTTTTTTAGTTCCAACGAGTTTATTAACGTCATATTCTTGCAGTGGTAACTTTATAGGACCATACTGACTGACTATCTTTGATGCCGGTTCAATCTCATTTTTAATAGTTTCAAGTGACTGCAGGAGGCTTTTTTCATCAGGGGAAAGAATAGCCGTATTGATTTTAATATCATCAATGGCCTTTTTAAGATTAACCGGTAATACTTTTGCCTCCTGTGGTAATGAAGTTGCTACTTTATTATATAAACCGGCAATATGACCTTCTACTTCTGGTGTCCTTGATGGACCGATTTCATCAAAAATATCGCTTAACACTTTTTGTGTCTGTTCTTCGGCAAGTGCATATTTATTTTTTAACTTATTACCAAAAATGGGAGCTTTCCCCACGTACTGATCGGCTAAAGCGGTTAATTTAGAATCGGTAACCGCTGCAGCCGGTAAATCTATGCCTAAATCTCTTGCTGCTCTAGCAGCCTCAATATTCATACTCTTAGGCGTTAATCCCATAAGTTTCATCGGTATTTTTGCAAGTGTCTGACGAGGTTTCGTAAAGTTATTTAACAGACTTTTACTTTTAATAATAGCGGTAGGAGTAGCAACGCTAGATATCAGATCAGCATATAACGGATCAACTCCTGTTTCCTGCATTACTCCAGACCCTGCACCTATGCTACTGCCTGTTCCTATATCCTTGGCAAATTTTGGTAATAAAGATTTACCACCCCCTCGAATTGCACTTCCGGCAGCATTTAACGAAGCGCCGGTTGGAAGAGGCATACTTGCTGTAGCTCCTCCAAATTCTCCAGCTTTATATAGAATATTCCCTAAACTATCATTCTCCTTAGGTTTCATGGCATCTAAAGATTCGAGGGTTTTACTTGTAGTATCAGACATTACCTCTGCTGACTCTGGCAGGATTGGAGCAACGACTCCGGGTGCTACCTCCATAACACCTGCCCCGAATTGATCTGCTCCTTCCGCTAACCCGCTTCTCATAAAACCTGATAATGCTCCCTTGCCGAATTGTGAAGCCCTATCAAGAAAAGACGGCGATTTTTCTTTTGCTACAGCTTTAGGACTCCGGTATTTATCAAATACACCACTTCTTTGGCTCGGTAATTGATCTCTATCTATATTTTTAGGAGCTTTATACTTATCAAATTTACTCATTGACTACCTGCAAACCGTCATTATCTATGGCATCTTGCACCCAATCTTTATGAACCCAATCTTTTGTACCTGTTATTGGATCAAGCATCAAAACAAAATCCGATTCTATATTCGGCGTCTCCAAATCACCGACATCATAATGAATACCTTGCTCATGTTTGATAGTCGCTGCTTTTTGTGTGTCTTGAATTTCCTTTGAAAGATGATCTAATTTCATTTTTAAAGTTGGAAGACTATCATTCTTAGGATCGGCAAAATACGGAGATAATCGATCATACATTCCTTGAGTTATACCACCTCCCCCTGTGTTTAATCTTTCGGCTATAGTTCTTAATTGTCCGAGCTGAGCAATAAACGAATTTCTTAAAGCTGTTTCTTTTTGATAATCTTCTACCCCAAATACATCACCTATAGTATCTTTTATAGGATTGATAATGTTAGAACCTCGCCCTAAAGGATGAAACCAACTCTCTTTTCCAATTTTCTCTAATTCTTTAAAACTTTTATCTATGTCTTTGTTTTTTATAGCTGCGGCATTTGCAATAGCTTTAGCATCTCCAGCTTTACTTTGGTCGGAGCGATCTAATGTTCGATAAACTTTACCTTCGTATTCTTTAAATCCATTCTCCTTTTTTTGAGCTGCTTTTGCAAATTTTGCCAATAAAGAGTTATTATGATACCTTTTTTGCTCTTCCAGCTTCCTCTCCTGAAATTTACGATTCCAGGCTTTGTCTTCCTTAGCGTCTGCTAAAGCCTGCTCTGCTCTTTGTTGCTGCAATATTTGATTAGCCAAACGCTCATTTTCGGCAATAGCTGTATCCTCGCTAGTATTATAAGCCGAGAGTGCCGGATTCATCGCCCTCCCTATTACCCCTAAATTATTTTTAAAACCACGCATGACAGGTTCGTTTGCTAAACCATTACCAAGAGCAAGCAACGCATTATTTATCGCTCTATGCTGCTGATCCCGATTCATCCCTAAGTTGCTTCGGGTGCTGCTAACTGCTTTTGCTATTCCCTCATCAAAAGGATTTCTTCTCTCCGGAAGCCCCTGTACCTGATTTAATATTTCTTCTTCCATAATCATAATCGATATTACATTGATAAAAACAAACTAAAGTTTAACTATTTAATTACCCTTTTAATTGCATCATATCCTGATAGTATTTATTATATTGATCCAAATAATAATCACTTCTTTTTGCTTCTTCTAAATATTTAGGTAGGTTCTGATATAAGTTTTTAATTATTCTAACATTATCAGGAGTTTGTTGTTCTCTATCCGGGATATTCAAACCATCTCTAAAAAACGTATAAAAATCACGGCTCGGATTAGACTTGTACCATGAAAAAGCATTAACGCCATTGACATTAGAACTATTATATAAATTATCTCTTTTTGCTGCCGCTTTTATATGTTGTTTCTTTCTTTGAAGATATAATTTGTTGAGTTCTTCTGCTTTTTTACCTTCTGCTATTTTTTTTAAAGCTCTTTGCCTTTCCTCTTCCTGACGTCTAGTCTCTTCTTCTCTCTTTTTTTGCAGCTTGGTATTTTCAAAATCAGCATAATTCTTAATGCTACCCATATCCTGATTTAGGTTACTCTCAAGTTCCGTCTCACTATGACTGACCGGTACTGTACCAGCGTAATTAGCGAGTGCATGAATATTAGGCCTTAAAGACGGCGTATAAACAGAGGGGTTACTACTGACACCCGGATTAGCAAAAATACTCCTAATTTCTGGGCTTACATTGTATTTTACAATATCACTTCCAGAACCTTGTGGCCATTCCTGATTCCTCTCTTCTTCAAATCGCTCCCGCCTCTGGTTTAACTCATCTTGCGTATTTAGCCACTTGTCTACTCCGAGCTGGTTCATTCCGCTAATCTTGCCAAGTACGTCCTGATATTCAGACAATCCTTGCTGACCTAAACTATTTAACTGGTTTAAATCATTCATGTCACTTTTATTTAAACTGCTCATTCTCCCCCGGAGTACATCCTGTAATAGATTGTTTCTATTGCCAAAACGACTTTTAGCAATTCTATTTATAGCATCCTCGGTTTGTGATAAATGTGATTGTGATCCATAAGTACCTTTTCGTTCATGATCCATACTGATTCTAGCTTTTTCCGCCTTTAAAAGATGCTTGGTATCGGCATCAAGCTTGTTTACTTGTGGATCATAAATTGTAGATAAATCGCCTATAGCTCGCGTTCCAACATTCTCTTTCCCCATTAACGAACCATAAAGCTTATCTCTTTCTTCCCTTGATGAATCATTATAATCATGGCTCAAATCACCTAGCAGACGATGCGATACTGCTAATTCTTCAGGCACATTAGCTAGCTGCTGACCACTGTAAGTGGGAGTTGGGCTATTATAAAGATTTAGTCCTTTTTCTAGTAACTTGACTGCTGCTGCTTCACCGTAAGGCCCCATGCTACCCGGATCACCGCCGCTATTTACTATATTGTACAAAGCCTTCATCTTTTGTTTTGGGGCGTTTAATTCTTCATAAAACCTATTCTTATCTGCCGAATTTGCTAGATGTGAATATATATGCTGCTGATTGCCAAATTGCCCCAGCATATTAGTAAGTCCTGCTCTCTTTGCCTTTTCGCTATTACCAAGAGCATTTAAACTATTGCCAAGTCCGGAATTATATTCAGAATCAAGACCCTGTGCATCGCTGCTTAAGGCATCTATACCAATACGTGATAATGGAAGCCCCTTATTTAGGTTCTTATCAAATTTATTATAAAAACCGGTTTGCCTACTATCGGTTCTATCTCCAAACTGTTTTCCCATCATCCTCCATCCGGTATTACCCACCCCTCTTTGACCTGATGAGAGTATATCTAGTAAAGAGGTCTTTTGCCCCTCATTAAAACCTTGCGGAGTTCTATTAAAAACGCTGTTTGCTTCCACAGAATAAGGAGCAGGGCTACTCCCGAACTGATCTTCCAGTGTTCGTTTCCTCTGTGTTAAAGCAGACATCGGAACGCTAGTCTTTCCCCTATATACAGGTGTAGGGTTGGCTACCATTCGCCCTACATCACGATTAATAACAGCTAAAGCTTGTTCTCGGAGGTCATTTAAGTTTCGTGTTTTCATATTATCCCCTTAAATAACTCTCTAAAGACTTTGCACGTGGCGGAAGATTTACTTTTCCTCCTCTCTTATGCCGGCGGATATTTTCACGAAATATGTCGAGCTTACGTGCACCAGCTGCATTATTACCATCACCTAAATCAGACACTGTTGATGCGTCAAATACATATTCGCCGTCGCTAAGCTTTGCATCAATCAAATCATCCTGACCGCCGCTATCTCCGCTTAAATAACTTATAGGGCTTCCTGGGTAATATGTCTCTTCCATCAAATAAGCATAAGGGCTACGGGCGCTCCCGCCACCTTTCATTCTAATAGGTCTACCATCCTCATCCGTATATTCAAGCCAGCGACCGGTTCTTGCAAACTCCTCAGGTGATACGACACGCCTCCGAGCAGAACCCATGTTCTTTATATCTTCTTCTAACTGCTTGTTTTTTCGCTTTTTTTGTAAATCGGCACGTGCAGTTTCTAGTGCCTCGTCAGCTTCAACCTCAGCAATAGTCTTACGACTTGCGTTTCTATACCTTCTCTCTTCTTCGGCTATTTTCTCTGGACTTTTTGGTTTTTCTCTACCTAAATATTGAGCGGCAGTAGTACCAAGCGTTAGTAAATTCCCTGGTTGTGTTAGATAGTCTTGTAATTTATCGGTAAAACCCATATTGTCTTGTTTTTTCTGTCTATCAAGCATGTAATTATAATAGTTCTCGGTATAATCCCCGCTACTGACACCTAAACCTTGACCTTGTCCTCTGCCCATACCTGAAGAAAGTGCAGTTGCAGCGCTAAGTCCACCACTTACATAAGGATTACTTCCTCCAAGCCCAAATAATCCGCTACTACCGCCAGAAGTCCCAAGACCTAAGGCAGGTAATATTGCATTAGTAGTACCATAATTACTAAGACTAGAACCAAGAGCTGTAGCTCCGAGCTTACTTGCTCCCCATCCAAGCCCTGATGCCATAGATGGAAGAGCTGCTCCCATACCTGCTCCTTTTAAAGCTCCGCCGAGTGCGCTTTTACCTCTTGCTGCGTGCTGAGCTCCTTGACCGATAGCCCCTCCTATAATACCTCCTATTCCGGGCGCAATCATGTTACCGATAATTGCCCCAGCTCCACCTCCTATTACACTTTTTATTGCTTTAAAAGGCTTTTTCCAAAAACTGTACTCACGAAGCCCGGTAGCAGGATTTATAGTACCACTTCCTCCTAAACTTTTTAATATGTGAGCTTCAATAGGATTAATATGAGCAAGCTCGGTATCGCCGTTTCTTCCGTGTCTTCGTATAAGATCGGCAAGTCTTGGTAAGTCCTCATCACCGACAGAGCCTCCTTCTTTAAAGGAATATTGTGCTCCTGTATTATCATAAGCATTACTGTAAGACATATTTGGATCACCATAACCTCCATCTTCATAACGAGAATCAGGCATTTGATTGTCGCCATTAGAAACTAGGTTATAAGGATCGGAATTATTATAAGGGTAGTTGTAGATATTTAAATATGGATCGTAATTTTGCATTTTTGCCTCTAGTCTATAACAAAAATAAAAGCTTTATTTTTATTATAGCAGAAACAATCTTAATCCATGTTTTTTCGTAAAAAGAAAAAAGGAGCTAAAAAGCTTAGCCCCTAAAAACAGGAAAAAAATGAGTAATTGATCGTGTGTTCACGTTAACATATTTTAATAAGCAAATCTAGGTGTATTTTCTAAACTTACGCTGCCTCTACTATGCTTTGCGAATAATTATATTGCTTATTAATATACTCTATACAAGCCAGTTGTCTTTCTTCCCCTAAATCAACAATACTTTCAACACCTGCTTTACTGCACCACTTGTTTAATATTTCACTGGGTACGTTATGCAATTTAATAAGTTCTAGCAACTCTAAAAGTGTTTCGCTCGGCTCTAGGTCTTTGACCTCTTCCTCCTCTAGTACAACGTGATCGAGTTTGTTGCTTAGCATATCAGTTTTTGTCACATGTGTTACGTTCTTTTCTGGCATATCTACTACCTGATAGTCTTGTGCCTCTTCAACTGTTATCAAGCCTCCTAAAGCATCTGCAAACTTATCTCTAAGAGCAAAACCTCTAGCTCTCATCTGCATCATTCTTTTCGGATACTGAGTCCAAGGACCAGTCTTACCCCATAAACCAGCCTTTTTAGCATCTTCTATGCTAAAGCTTACAGTATGCTCAGTTTGGTTCTTACGTTTTACTGTGCAAAAAACTGTATTTGTTTTCTCATCATACCACTCCTTGATATCTTCAAATGACGAATGTGCCTGTACAAGAGCAAGTAATGCGTCGCCATACACGGAGGGTTTGCCGTTAATAACCGCTATATTCTGCAAAGCCTGTATAGGCTTTAACCCAAGTTCAGCTCCCATCTGTACGGCAACCAGAATATCTGCGGCTTTGCCCTGATAAGTTTTTGGCACCATAGCGCTATTTGCTATAATCGTAGCATACTCCATAGCTTCTTTTAAATTACTCGGTGTTAATAACGTTGTTTTTACTGCTATATTACTCATTTTTACCTCACTTAATTAAAAATACTCTTGATTGCTTTGCAACATTGGCATATTTCAAATACATTTCCTTTGCTTCCTCCTTAAATCTCTTAAGATCAAAGCATGACCTTGGAGCTGTATTTTTCCATGTAGCTACTATATTGCCATTGTTATCTATAAGTACGTCGTAATCTCTCATAAATTCCTGTATATCGGTTTTTAATTTCTCGATAGTAGTCTGTATCCTACTTTCTTCTTCTTTCTTAGTTTTAAGTTGTTCCAATTTCTCTATAATATTATCTTCTGCTACTATTTCGTGATAATTACTTTGCGGAAACAGATTGAATGTATCCCTTGTATTAACACACTTAGGCGGTATCCTTTTTTCTATGTGTTTATACCAGAAATTAATGCCTATTTTGACTATTTTATCCTCTAAATCCTTATTTCTGTTATAAGTATAAATTCTAAAATCTTGACCGCCGATTAAAACTGCTATATCAACCTTTGGTACATCACAGATAGCAGCATAATAAGCTACTTGTACCAGATATGACTCAGGGATTTGGTCAGTCCCTAAGTCGCCCCACTCTTTAGCCTTGGTAAAACCAGCTGTTTTACATTCTAAAATATGTGTTCCATTATTTACCCACCGATCAACCCACCTATCAATATTAGCTCCTAAAAACTTGTATTTGGGGTGATATATTGTATTTGGTTCTATTTCAATATCATAACCAGTAACTTGCGCATATTCTTTGGCAACAACATCCTCCAAAAGATTACCCCACCGCATTGCAGCGTTAGTCTCTTCGGTTATGTCATCGCTGGTTTTGTCCAAATATACGTCAAGAGCCGTGCGGTATGGATTAAGTCCTGCTATAGCACCTAGATCACTGCCACCCAAATATTTCTTACGCTCTCTTAACCATTCTTGTTTATTGTGCATATACATCCCTCCTTGAAAACTCATCTCTTTTAATAAAAGATATCTTCTTGTTAGATTGAAAACATATCCAATCCCCAGGCTCAAGAGTTTGAGGATTATCTTCACCAACTGCTATTTGGTTAGTTTTGATTTCGCAGTTGTAATAACGACGCACTTTTCCCCTATACAACGCATCATCTAACCATTTTGGAAAAGAACTAAACACTCCTTGAATGGCTTCAGACCTATCATTAACATATTGTACATATTGAGCTTCTTTTATACATTTACTTGGTTTTTGATATTCTTCAAAAAAATCTTCTATTAAATCTTCGTACGTATTATTAAAGAAAAAATTGTCATACCCATTATTTAGAAGCCAATTAATTACATCTTGCTTTGTCAAAGTTGTATCTCTTATTATATCTTTAATAAGTTCTTCAACACGAGGGTTCACTTCTATTTTATTTTCCATACTAATAACCTTATTGCTTTATTCTTCGTTTATGTATTTATTTAATTTAGTATTTAATAAATTAAATTTTACTTTATTCAAAAGTTCATCTAATAAACGAGCATTTGGATTTTTTTCAACATGCTCTTTATAATTATCTTCCTGTCTTTTTACGTGTTGCCTACTTTTCCATTCGTTGTAATATAGGTTTTCCATATCTACGTTCATATAATTACCATTATTTCTTTATTTATAACTTTCTGTATTAATAGTTTAATGTATTCCTATAAATATTTTTTTAAATTCTCAAATGTTTCTAATGTTTCTTT